TGGCTCGGCAGCGATGGCACGAAACTTGCCGCGAATGCACTCAAGAGCAGCATCCCTGGTGCTGATCTGATCGAGCTTCCCTTAGGCAGCGATCACGCAGCACTTAAAGCTGAGTTTGCTTCCACGCGGGGTCCCGCTGCAGAGCGTACATTCGCTTCCGCTGCTCCCGAGCCGAAAGCTATTGCTGCTGCCGAGCCTCCTTCACCTAAAGGCAAGAAGGTTGAACTTACGGAAGAACAAGCAAAAGCCCTTGGAATTGATTTCTGAGTTACCCTAATTAGGAAGCCAAGGTAGCGACCTCCACCAGGGGTCGCTTTTTTTATGCGAAAAAAGATCAATGGCTACCACCTCCGCGTCGATTCACAATGGGTTTCACTTTTTACCGAAGACGTTGGCTTTGCTCAACTACTTGGGTTAGCAATCAGTAAGTCCAAGCGAGCTAACTGCGATTGGTACAAGCGACGCCGTAACAAACGAAACAACTCCGTACTCAATCAAAAACAGAAGCGCCCGCTTAAATATCTCCAAGCTGCGCTCGATCTCCTCGGTGCATACCTCAACACCACGCGGGCGAACAAACCTCTGGTAATCCTGCCGAGAAACAACAAGACCGCAGCCTTAGCTAAGTATTTAGTCCGCTACGGCTTCAGTTCTCTTCAACAGGATGGGCAACAGGTCTTTGTTCTAACAGCTCATCAAACGCCGGAAGAGTAACCTGATTGCGAGCGCACCAGCTGGCCAGCGACGAAAACAAACGCTTATTGATAAGCGACTGCTTATGGACCATCTCGAAGATCTGCATCAACCCATCCTTATCCAGCTTCTTCGCGTCCATCATGACCCGCTGATGTAAGAACTTCTGTTCTTGGCTCATCCAATCGAGTTCCATAATGAGACAGGATGTTTCATCAACGTTAATCACAGAAGCTGTGTTTGAGGTCTTCGTTTGCTAAGCTCCACACATTCTTCCGTTTTGCACATGGCATCGTTTTACACCATCCCCGAAGGCGTCACGCACCAACTGATAAAACACACATATATACAGGGCTCAATTCTGGTTCCGTACGACCCGGAGAACCAGCTGACCGCGCAGCTGCAGGCTCACAACTTCAACGTAACGACGAATCGAGATGAGTCCAATTTGGTAAACCCGATCTGGTGGACAACAATCCGCGATAAGCAATACGACTGGGTTGTGGCTAACACGACTGGGCTCGGTGAATACAGTGAATACATCCTGGATTACGGGATCCAGGTAGCGGCGGAGGGCATAGCGATCTTGGATCGTCTCTCGTTTATCGAGCCTGTAGCTAAGCGTAGAAACTTCCTACTCGCCAACAAGCTCACGAACATGGTGGTGTTATCGCCACGGCCTCGCTTTAGCTCGGTGAGCAACACTCGCGATTCGGTAACCAGTTGCTGGTTCGTTTTTCAGCAACCGGATCGCTGGATGGATGGCACACACGTGTCGTACGCTGTAAATTGGGACGCAGCTCAAACGCTCCCGCCCCTCAATGACATCACAGGCAAGTAAATTAGACAAGTTCCAACGCGCTGTATGCGACAGGCTAGATCGTACCAATGAAAAACTCGATAAGCTTATTGCCCTTTTGGTATCACAACAGTTGCTCCAGGAGTGCGTCGACCCAGAAGGACAAGTCCGATCTCCACAGGATTGCGCAGAGGTTATTGTTGAAAGTTATTCAGCAGGGCTTTGCCTCGTCGAAGAACTGAACAGCCGCACTCGCGACATCGAGTATCAAAAGTCTGAGTTTTTTATGGAAGAAGACGAAGACGAAGATGACGAGGAATACGAGGAGGAAGATGACGACGATGATGACGACGATGACGTCCCTCCTCCTACTGTTTTCGCCATGTCGTTTTGATTTAGTGCAGTAGGATGTGTCCAAGTTGACACATCTAACGTGTCCCAAACACGATTAACACTAAACGGCTTACGGCATTACAGGTGCGAAGGAGTTGATGTACCTCTTCCGTCTGTTACGAGCGTATTATCTGCCACGCAGACGGAAGAAACCCGCAAAAAACTCGCGCATTGGAACTTAGCTAACCCTGGCGTCGCAGATCAAGCTGCAGAGAGGGGTTCCTGGATCCATAACAGCGTAGAGAATCATATCCGTGGGTTAGCTGTAAACCCTCCAGCTAACTACGCGCCGTACTGGAAAGACGTACCGGAGAAAGTAGACGAGCTACTAGAGAACGGCCGTGTACTTTGGAGCGAGAAACCGTACAACAAACCAGAATGGCACAAATACGTTGGTGCTGACGGCGTAGGACGACTCCACTACTACGACTCCAAAAAAGAGCAAGGTTACGCTGGCTGCCCAGACATCCTCTACGAGAACGGTAACGGCGAGCTGATTCTTGGAGACTTTAAAACCAGCAACGGGCCTTACAGCTACAGATTCCCAAGCAGCAAAGTTGAAATGGATGAGAAGCTGCGGAAGTCTTTGATCTCCGGAGTATTTAAGTTAAAGAAAACGAAACTGCAGTTAGCTGCTTATACAATCGCAGCTGAAACTTGTTTGGGTGTAAAAATCGACAAGACTCAGATCATCGTGAGTACAGCGGTTCCAGAATTTTCTGTTCAAGTATTTACTTTTGGGTACGACGAAGTGCAGAAAGATAAACAAATGTGGTTTGAAGTCTTACGTAAGTTTTATGAGACTCAGCTTGCATAGGCTCGGGTTTTTTGTTTAAAACCCTGCGCCCACGCGGGGATCCGTGGCACAATGGCTCTGCGCAGGGGACCCATGTCTTTTTTCTACTCCAAAAATCAAAAAGTTCGTCAATTTGTAAACCCCAAAACTGGAAAGATAAATCCAGGTGGAAACTTCAGATCATTCAATGAAAACTGGGAAGCCTCAGAAGCCGACGTCCAGACGATCGCCGAAGCCACGGCTGCCGGTGACGGACTTTGTGCGTGGCACCTGCTGAACGGTAAAAGGGTTAAAGATTCGACCGGGACGATTAAAGCAGGGCTTGTAATTATCGACATTGATAATCAAGCAGATCACAAAGATGAAGATGGCAACAAGGTTCAGCAACAGGAACTAACTGTTGAGGAAGCCCTTGAGTTAGATATCTGTAAGAAGTATCTGAGCTTTGCGTACTACTCGCCTAGCACGTCCGAAGGTTGGCCTCGCTTCCGTCTCGTCTTTGGACTAGAGCATCCCGTCCTGGACCCGGACTTTTACCAGTGGTTTGTACGGACAATCGCCGTACAAATTCCCGGATCCGATCGCCGTGCTACACAAGCCGTCAACCTTTTCTATGGCGGCAAAGCACTATCAGATCTCATATGCACAACACCTAACTTCATACCCTCCGCCAAGATCAACGAGGCATTCGCTGCCTACAGCCTGATTCCCAAGGAGGAGAAGCTCGACGACGATCCGTTCGAAGCTTTGAACCTGGACACGACAGAGGATGGTGTCGACCTGGGTGTGCTGCTGAGCTCCTCGGTTCGAGCCATGCTCGATGGGGCTGCGGTGGAGGATCGGTCCTTCAGCATGACCGTGGCACTAAAGGAAGTCATCGGGTGGTCGAACTGGCTTAGTGCCAACGACATTCCCTTGAAGCAGCGACCCCTTGACATATCGCACCAGATATTCGAGAATATCTACGAGTACGACCCAGCCCTCGATGGCAAGTTCAACCGGATCCTGGGGAGCATCAACGATGCCTCCACGCTGCTCCCGGCTGTCGCAATGGCAGCGGAGGAGGGCGGTGACGCTACCTGGAAAAAGATAAAATATGTAGACAGGGCTCTGTTTGACGCTAAATGCCCTGACGAAACCAAACAGAAAATCAAAGCGAACAAACCAAAGCCGGTTAACTCGATCCTCAGCTTTGATGAGTTCGAACTAACTGAATCGAAGCCGCAAACTTCAACTTCAACATCAACAGTCACACCCGATCCACCCGAGATGACGACGACACCGCAGACTCCGGCGCAGCTTGTTCAGCTGCAGAACAATAACCATCAGTTCTCGGAGAACGATATTGCCGAGATCATTGTCAGCAACTACAGCGACACCTTTCTGTTCGATTCCAGTCTGGATGAGTTCTTTACATATGACGAGGACGAGGGAATTTGGTATCTAAACGATGAGCACCACATCAAACGGCGGATCGTCACAACCCTAGACACCCTCATTCGGGCAGGGATTCTGCCTCGCTACAACTCCGCCACGGTCAACTCGGTCTTCCAGCTTCTGAAAGCGAAGCTGCTGAAGTCTGTGCGAGGCGGTCGCTCCTCGATCTGGCAAACCAACCGAGGCAAGGTCGCTTTCGGCAACGGTGTGCTTGACACCAAGACCCTGGAGTTCAAGTCGGGCAACGATAAGGAGCTGTTCTTCCAAACCAAACTGGCGTTTGAGTACAGCGAAGATCCCACTTGCCCAAAGTTCTTGACCTGGCTGGAGTGGGCAGTTGGCGCCGATAAGGTCGTCATTATTCAAGCCTTCTGCCGGGCTGTACTGACGGGATATACAACAGGAGAAAAGTTCCTACACCTGATCGGTGCTGGTGGCTCGGGTAAATCCACGCTGCAGCAGGTGCTGATTGCCTTGGCCGGTTTCAGTGGCACTCACACGTCCGACCTTGAAACGATCGAGACGAACCGCTTCGAAGCTCACAGTCTTATCGGTAAGCGCCTGCTGCTCCTGACTGACGAAGCTTCGTTCAGCAAGCGCCTCGACACCCTGAAGAAGCTGACCTCTGCTTCGGACACACTGCGGGCGGAGCGTAAGTACGGCACGCAGGTGATTAACTTCAAGCCTGAGCTACTGGTGTCAATTGCCAGTAACGAGCACATCAGCTCCTCCGACATCAGCAGCGGTCTGGAGCGCCGTCGCTTGACGATCATGATGAACAACGTGGTCGCCCCCTCGAACCGCCGCAACCTCATCAGCGTCTACCCTGATCGCGTTGAGGGCGAACTGGCAGAGGAGCTGCCCAACATCGCCGCCTGGTGTCTGGACATGTCGTTCGATCAGATGCGCGACACGCTGGCAAACCCTGTGAAGTACTGCCCGGACCTCAACGCGACGAACATCGAAGCCCTGATCTTCAACAACCCAATCGTCGCCTGGTTGTCTGAGTGCACACTGTACGCACCTAACAGTCAGTGCCCACTCGGTGGCGGTGCTTTCCGTCCCACGATCGACGAACAGGAGCGTGGGCTGTACGTCAAGAACGCCAACACCGAGATCTACGCGTCGTATGCAAACTTCGCCAAATCGAACGGCTACAAGGCTGCAGCGAAACCTCGCTTCGTGGATCGCCTCAAGGAAACAGTGAACAACGTTCTCAAGATCCAGGGCATCGAACCTAAATTCGTGAACGGTAAAGCTGTGATCAAAGGTCTACGTATTAAGCCTTACGACCCGTCAACTGATCGAGCTGCATCGGGTGACAATAGATTGCCATCACCGGTAGAATTCGTCGCGAACCCCAAGATATGGGACGCGGCCTTCCAAGCTCACGACCCCGCACCTCAAACAGAATCCAAATGAAAACTAGTACGCTCATCACAATGCTTGTAGGCATCGGGGTAGCCGGTGCCGCAACGATCCTCAGCCCATCAGCAGCTCCTGTCGTAGCAGCGGGATTTGGCGGCGGCTTGTGTGGCGCCACGCTGCTCAGCAACAAGCAAAAGGATGACGAAGAGAAAAAAATCGAGTCGGCTCGCGTCGCTAAAACCTTTTCGTTCCTTTACGAGAACAACAAAGGGTTGATCGGGGCGGAGCAGCTGGCGTTCAACGCCGACATCGACATCGAGCGAGCAGTGGTGTTCCTCGATGCGCTAGCTGCCGAGCAGCGTGGGCAGGTGATCAACACTTCGACTGGGAAGGTCTACAACTTTCCTCACCCTTCCAATGCACTCGATGAGCTGACGAAGAACGCGAGTGCTTGGGCGGAAGCTAGGTGCGAGCCGCTGCTGCAGGAAATTGGATCGCTTCAGCACAAGGTGACAATCCTCCAGGCTCAAGCAGCAGTCGCAAAGACCGCGATACCTGAGGTGTCAAGCCAAGTATTTACAGCGAATAACAGGCCCCCTGAGGTTGCCACGGATCCGTGGAATAATCTGCTATAGTTAAAAATACGCGCGAAAGGCGAACTAATGCCGGGGCCTAATTCAAGCCCCGGCTTCGCTGTATTTAGTCTTCGTCGTCGTCCTTAAACTCGTTGAGCGTCAGATCGTTCTCGGCAGCAACCTTCTTCATGTCTGCAGGATCGCGGTACTCGTTGAAGGCAAGCTGGCAAGCACCTGCCATGATGTTTCCTTCGCTGAAACCGACTGCACGAAGAACGTTCTGAAACACCTCGAACCACGCGTGGACGGATACGTCAACCATATCCGCCTCAAACGTAAATACGTGGGCGGGCAGGGGGTCCAAAGCATACTCGCGGTTATAACGAACTGAGAGCTTTAACTCAAGTTCGTTGGCATTAACGTGTTCCATCTGTTTGATCCTCCACGTGTGCTTCGATTAAGGCTTTCATGTAATCAGCGGGAGCTTGAGTGATCTCA